CGATTGGCACATAGCAACCTGCACGGATCCGCAAATCTCCCAGTGCATCAATCCTAAATGTTCTTTTTTCTCTGTTTTTAAGCTGTATCAGTTGATCAAGCATTTCTTTTATCTGCGCGGAATTAAGCTTTTCATCCACTTTCTGAAAGTACTGCAATCGGCCCCACTTGGCTATATTTGCACTGTCTTGCGCAATATACACTTCACGTTTGCCAGTATCCTTGTTATCCTTGACCAGCTTAATTCGGTTGTACGTGTCATCATCTATGCTGCGTTTATGGCTATAGCCGTATGCCAGACTCTCATCGCCCACCATGATGTCAACAGCCATATTTTTTGCATTACGCAAAGTTAGTAGACCAAAATCATCATAAAAGACATATATTTGCCCAGTCGCAATCAATGTTAAATCAAGTGCTTTGCATATTATGTCTAGCAGCTTTTGGTTGTCCTCTACCAGCGTTGGTATGCGATATCCAGTATTCTCCATAGTGCCTATACGCAGCCCTAAATCCTGCGCAATTCTCTTAATTACATCATTGGCAGTAACATTAGCAAATACGTATGTGTCGCTGGACAACAGGTATCTAATCTGGTCATATGCTACAAGCCTTATATCATCATCCTGGCTTTGTTCTATTGTAAACACATAACCATAAAATACATTTGTGTTATCGCTTCTAACTCTTATCACCGCTCCTGGCTCAATCTTTAAGTCTTTGTGTTTTACAAGCGTTATGTCTAGACTGCCCGGTCGGCCAATACGTACCGTTTTCCACGATACCGACGATACGAGCTCCGATATATCCCATACATTACCATCTTTATTGTCAAGCAAAATTTCAAGCAACTTTACCACCTCATTATGACGGGATCTGAATTTTCATACCTACCGGCAGTCTGCGCACTTGCGAATCCTTAATACCGTTTAAATTCGCAATTTCACGCCAACGTGCGCCATTGCCTAAATATCTTTGTGCCAGTGTCCATAATGTTTCTCCTGACTTTAATATATGCACTTTGGGCTGCGGCTTTGTACTAGGCCGTGTCTGTTGCTTCTGTATCGTTACTTGATTTGTTGTCGCTTTAACTATCACTTTTTTAGGTGCATAATGAACGTATTTCTTGAGTGATAGCTTGTATTCTATATCGCCTATGCTCCCAGCTTTTTCGCGCCACGTGAATTCCTCTATTGATGTTAGCATATTAATGTCAACTGCTCCGTTTGTGATGATTAAGCGAACCACTTGTTTTTCGTTCTTCCATCTCTCGATGAACTCTACATATCTGACCGGTGGTAGGAGAACCTCACCCACCACAAAAGGGTACCGCTGGGCAGGGAAAAAGCTCTCAAAGCTAATTTCCGTTAGCTTTGGCTCTTTTATAACGTTTATTTCGCCAAGTTTAATAATATTGAATGTATTACCCTGCCCCTGGCCTTTTACTTCAATTTCCGGGGGGTTAACTGGAATGCGGAATCCTTCTTCGCCATCATTTATAGAAAGATATATTGCGTAGTCCATCAAGCAAACACCCCTTGAGCTGAGCTTGCAATATCACGTTCTAGCATATCTTAATGCGTCTTACAATCGTATCTATATCTGCCTCGCTCCTTATATCGCCCGTCGTAACGTTAACGGTCGGCGTAAGGGTGACAAAATTCTGTATCGATTTCATCTCAGCAAGCTCGCGCATTATCTTTAGGTCCTCATTAGATATATCCACAGTATCGTTGATACGTCCCACTTCACCAACCTTGCCAATTTTACCTACGCTATCCAAATCAAGCGGGAAGCTCATCGAATCAGCCAGCTTGTTTATGTTCTGCATATCAAACAAACCGCCAACTTTTTTGACGACGTTCTGTATGCCGTTTGCCGCAAACTGCCCAAAAGACCGCCCCATCCGCTGACCTATGCTGAATGCTTCCCTGTAATCCATCTGCTGAAAACGCATGAGCTGTACAACGTCTGCTTCCGTCTTTAAGTTAGCCCTGGCCATTTCCAGTCTGTTCAGCAGATTGCTCAGGCCACTGGTGATGTTTACTTCTAATCCGGGAATAGCGTTGATAATATTTTCTATTCCCCTAGCAAGGTTGGTAAGCCACTGTAACGCATTAATAACAAGGTCGTAAAACAACTTTTTCACGGCATATATGGGATCTCGCCATACGTTGGCAAAGAATTCGGCAACGGACAGAACTATGTTGGCGAAATAGGCAAACATGTTGTAAATATGTGCAAGCAGAGCGCCAAACATACCAACAACGAATCCGATTACTTCCGCAACTGTATCGCCCCAGCGGTAAAGAGCATATATTACAAAGCCTATTGCGACGCCTATGAGCATAATAGACCAATGAGTAGCAAGCCAAGCCGCAGCTTGGGCCAACAGAGGCGGTACAGTCGCCCATAATGCAGTTACCATGTTCCATATCTTTTGAATCAGAAGAGCCAACAGTACCGAGCTTATTGTGATGAGGATTGGTTCTATAATTCCCCAGTTGTTGTAAATCACATCACCAATCCATATCAGTATATTTAAAAGCGTGTTTGCTGCCTGCGCAGCAAATTGTATTGCGTTTGTTATCCTCTGTATTACTGCTATCCCCTGGTCAGAATTAAGCCATCTGTTTAGGCCTTCAAACACAGGTTGAAAAGCCCGCCATGCAGTATTTTTAATCTGCAACCATGCTTCGCCAAATGTTTTTGGCATTGACGCAAATTTCTCATTTATATCATCAGCTGCCGAAAATAATGCGCCTTTAATAACATCAGCAGTAATCAACCCTTCAGCAGCCATTTCCTTAAGCTCACCCTTGGATTTACCCGTAAACTTTGCAATTGCGTCGGCCAGCATCGGTGCATTTTCCATAATAGACCTAAACTCATCGCCCTGGAGCCTTCCAGCAGCCATGGCCTGTGTAAGCTGGTACATAGCCGACGTCTGTTCTTCAATAGACGCACCGCTAATCTTAAAAACCTTCTGCATCGTTTCGACAAATGCCACTATCTCACCTGTGTTTGCAAAAGCATCTCCAGCTAATAAGCCCAATCTGCTTACCGTATTAGCCATCGCGATATAATCTCCTCTAACACGCTGGGATGCTGCGTATATCATATCCTGTAATTGTTGAACAGATTGCCCTCCGTCAACTATCAATTCTAGACGCGCACGAGTAGTAACAAATGTATCTGCTGCTTTTAGAGTCTCTTGAATACCCCTTACAGATAAATATGCAGATGCAAATCTTAGTGCCATACGTTTTGCTGCGGAAGCTAAGCTATCCACGTGTGTCTGGGAATTGCGTACTGATTGGTTGAATCGTCTCTGTGCTCTGTCTGCTTCCTCGATTGCTTGCCTAATCTCTGCTTCAGTTGCTGCTATTTTGTTTTTTGCCACTATTAAACTTCTATCAACATTAATATTCCTATTAGTAACGCTTTGCATCCGCTGCATAGTGCTGATAACAAGGTTCATGCTTTGCGTTATGTTTTGCAACGGACGCGTCATAGCATCGAACATTTTCAACGTTGTCGATATAGTGCTCATGCTATTCACCGCCTTTTCAGAGCAAAAAATAAACGCCTTAAAAGGCGTTTAAGCATTTATAAGGTTATATGTTCTGGCTCTGCTAATCTAGGTACTTTCTTCATAACAAAACGCTCAATCTTCTTTGCTGATGCTAGATTTTTCATATCAAAAGCCATCACTTTTGTTTCATCCTGGCCAGCTGGGATATAATTCAATATCAAAAACTGGCCTTTAATGTGTTTTTGCTTACCAACCGCAGACATACCGCCAATAATAGCACCAAGCGGTCCCAGGAGCAAGCCTCCCGCAATTCCTCTACCGATTACAGACCTGTCTTTTTTGAGTAAATCTGTTTTACTGGCCGCCTTAATTGCTGTCAGTCGGTCATATGCCAGCTCAACAGTTTTACCCCCGCCTTTGATAATTAGTTTATCATCCGTAAAAAACAGTTTAACAAATTCCTTTTCTCCTATACCGGGCACACCATAAATGTGTATACCCACACTGTGCATCCTTGCCCCCAGTTCCTTTGCTTCCATAGCATTCTTTCTGTTATACAAAAGCCCTGCCAATCCAAGCGCAAAAAGTATCAAAATAGTAACAAGAGCGGAATCCATATCCAATCCCTCCCCAAACGTTTTCTTTTTCTAAATTATACCACATTATCTTCTGCGTTTGGAGAGAGTCCGCATTCTCATTTCTTCTTTCTTTTCTTTTTCAATCCGTATATCTATCAGCGCAATTAAAGATGCTTTTTTGCGAACATCCAGTTCCGCCAGCTCCCAGGGCATAATATGAAGTTTATGGAGGGCGTAGTAAGCGTAATTCCACTCACCATCGCCCTCCATTACTAGTTTTTTACCTCATCAACAAGCTCCTGGATGTCCTCAAACCCATTAATCTCCTGCACTTTACGCATTAATTTTGTGTATTCTCCTGCTAACAACATTCTTTGCAGCAGTTCTACTTCGCCAATTACTCCATAAGATTTTTGCAATTCAGCATTTTTGAGGTCTGGGAATACTACACTTGCTGCTACAACCTTTGCAGCATATTCTTCAGGATCAAACTGATATACGAATTGTCCCCCGGACTTTATCTTTTTGGTTGCAGCCTTCCTAATTTCTGCGTTTTCAGCTTCAGACAAGGCACGTAGTTTCCATGGTATGGGTTTACCGTTTTCATCCTTGAACCTATCAGATACTACAAACTCGATTATATCATTTTGCTGGACATTTTGCGCAAAAAATGCTTTTAAACTGCTCATACTATTCCTCCTCTACTTTATGCATTGGATAAAGGTGAAAACTGATCCAGAATTTCATAATCATCGAAAGTGAACGGAATGTCTTCGTTTAGCGTATCATCTGATGTAGCATCAAACTGTGCAGCTATAACACTATCCAGGTTGCAGTTTTTGAGCACGACAGTTTGTTTTCCGGCAGAAGATTGCGGGTCCTCGTTCACAACTTGCAAGTCGAAATAAAAATCACGCCCGGTTTTAATATATTCCTGCATAAGCTGTCTGAACAGCGACGTGACATAGTAAATATTAAGCGTCCCACTGCCCGACCAGCCGGTGGCCTTCTTGCCGACATTTGTACGGCCAAGCACTGGTACATCGGCTTTATTTTTCTCAATAGTCGCTTCCAGTGATCTCGCATAAAACAGTTCTTCTACACGGCCATTGATGGTGATATATGCTTTGGCATACTTCCCACTAATTGCATCGCTTTCTTTCATAAACGGCATCTATATCACCTCTTTACCTAATTGTGATTTTCATGTAAATCTTCTCAACGCTGTCAGTGGGTTACACATACAGTTCCACATATATGCTGTCAACGTCATT